CATATATTAAAAGGTAAGTCAAAAGAAGGCTTATTAGATAAGATTATGAATAAAGACTTCAATATCAACATGATTGTATTAGATTCTTTGGGATCAATTATCCCACCCGGAGAAGATACATCAAAAGTTGGTAAGATGAACATGTCATTATTAGCTAGATTTTTAACAACCACTTTCAGAAAATTGTCTTTAGAGGTAAATAAGGCAGATGTAGTATTCATTGTTATCAATCATAAACGCGATAACATGGACCCATACGGAGCAGATCATACATTCTCTGGTGGTAATACATATGCACATACACTTAGCGCCAACGTATACTTCGAAGCTATTCAGAGGAAAGACGCTCGTATCGTAGACGAAAAAGAAAATAAGGTTGGTCATCCATTAAAAGGAACTATTGAAAAATCTAAGTTTGGACCTTGGCCAAGAGCCTGTGAGTTTAAAGTAAACTTTTCAATTGGAGTTATCGATAAGCATGAGGAAATTGCTCAACTAGCTTTAGATTATAATGTAGTAGTTAAAACAAGTAGCGTTTCACATGAATATGGTGAAAGGAAGTGGGTAGGTTTCCCTAAGTATTCAGAGGCTATTAAAGATGACCCAATTTTAGCTAGTGAATTGATTTTAAAAGTCAATGAAGCTCGCGAAGCTAAGTTAGAGACTAAGAGGGCTGAACAAGCAGCTAAGAGAAAGAAATCTATGGCTGATGCCCCTATAAAAGCAGATGATAATGATTCAGATGAATCTGTTAAGAAAGTAAAGAAGGTTAAGTAATGTCTAATGATGTTGGAGTAGGAATAACTACAAACGTACCTAATGGTTCAAGGATATCACCAAAACCTAATTACTTAATCAGAGTACAAGATACTGTGGGTAAAGCCAAGGTAGTTAGAAATTTTGTAACTTTAGATAAACCGGAACTTTTGGTCGGATTTGTTTCGGTTAGAGGATTTTTTACAGAATTGTCGGAGGAAGAAATATCAAGCAAAATTACCGAGGTCTTGACAACGACGAAAAAAGACTTATTAATAGAAGTGATGTTCGCATCACATGCAATATTGAGTATGAGAAGCCTAGTTTATAAGGCAAAATAACCGAATAAATTGATAAAGAAAGACTAATAAAATGACATCTAATAGTAATATAAATAACACTGACAATACCGTTCTAAATGGAGCATTGTTGGTTATATCAAAAGCAAAAGATGGTATCTGGAACGGCACGATGACTGACTTGAACTCAGCAATGAGAAAAGTAGTTATTGGTAAGAAAGGTGATATAAGTGGAATGCCACGCTCACCCAGCTCTTTGAGAGTTGTTCTGAATAGAATCATAAATAGATTACGAAGTAGGGGTGTTAGTGTTAAGTTTGGTAGAACAACAGATGCAACACGTACCCGTCACGTAGAATTTGTAATGAGATAATCATTGCAGAGTTACAGTCCGATTATGTTAAATAGAACGTACATTTGTACAATAGATAAAACAACAGTAGGAGATAAAATATGACAACATTTGGTGAAGTTTCTTGGGAAGACGAAATTGTTGGTTCTGATAAAAAACAATCAAATAATAAAGATATTTGGTTAAGATTAGATGAGGGCTCAAATGAGCTAAGACTAGTCACTCAGCCACATCAGTACTTAGTTCATAAGTACAAGAAGGACGAGAACGATAAGAGAGATTTCGGTAGAAAAGTATCATGTTCAGCCATTCATGGTAGCTGCGTACTTTGTGATGCCGGAGATAAAGCCAAGCCACGTTGGTTGCTAGGTGTAATTAGCCGTAAGACTGGATCTTACAAGATTCTAGATATTTCATTTGCAGTTTTCTCACAAGTTAGAAAACTTGCAAGAAACACTCAACGTTGGGGTGACCCAACCAAGTATGACTTGGATATCGTAGTAGATAAGAATGGTGGAGCAGCTGGTTACTACTCAGTTCAACCAATTTCAAAGGAGCCACTATCGGCTGCTGATCAACTCATCAAAGATGATGCTGATCTAGAAGAGTTGAAGGCGAAGGTAACACCTCCAACTCCAGATGTTGTTCAGAAGATCATTGCTAAAATCAATGGTGCTGACACTTCCGGTGGCGCTCCTGTAAAGAAAGCAACTGTTGCTACGGCTGCTCATGTTGCGGCAAAATCAGCACCTAAGGTTGCACCAGTAAGTATGTCTGATGATGAAGAGATTGATGAGACCTTCCCAGCATACGATGCTAAGTAAGCATCAAGAAAATAAGTGATTGATAAAGAGGGACCATGGCGTAAGCCTCGGTCCCTTTTCTAGTTTCTGCTTATCATGTTATATTCCAGTGCATGATTAAAAAAATTTTAGGATTTGATGCAAGTTCCACTACTATTGGCTGGGCTTGTCTTGAAATCAATGATATTGATAATTCAATAGTACATAAAAATTCTGGTTTTATTAAGCCTCCTAAAAAGGGTAATATAATCGAACGAATATACAAAACAAGAGCTGAAGTTCAGAAGGTAATTGATTTGTATAAGCCTGATCATATAGGAATAGAAGAAATTATACAATTTATGCAGGGAAAAAGTACAGCAAAAACAATTATTATGTTAACAACGTTTAATCGCATGGTTGGATTAGTGTCATATGATTCTTTGGGTGTAACACCGGAGTTTTTCAATGTTATGTCGATTAGACATGGATTAAAATTAAATAAAGATTTGCCAAAAAAAGAAGATATGCCAGATCTTGTTTCACAGCATTTAGGCATTACATTCCCTTATCAGTATAAAAAGACTGGTAAACCAATTGAAGAAAATTATGATAGAGCAGACGGAATTGCAGTTGCTCTATATTACGCATTAGTATTGACTGGTAAAGTAAAACGAAAAATAAAGAAACCAAAAGATAAGAAGAGTAAGGTGACGAAGTGAATTTACAAGAAGCGTATAAAACTCTGGATTTGACACCGGGCACGTCGAAGGATGATGCCAAGAAGAAATATCGGGAGCTTACTAAAAAGTACCATCCTGATATAAATAAGGAGCCCGGAGCCGAGGATAAGTTTAAAAAAATAAATGAAGCTTATTCATGTGTTCAAGCTGGAAAAGGTAATGAGCCACAAAGACAATCAAGCAATCCATTTGGCAGGCAAACGTATCATAACCAAGAAAATATTCAACTTAATGTAACAATATCATTTGCTGAATCTATATTAGGCTGTGAAAGACATTTTAAATTCAATAGGAAAGCAAAATGTAACTTATGTAATGGTAAAGGTGAAATTAATTTGCATAATGGGTGTGATAAATGTGAAGGTAAAGGCTTAATTGTAACCAGACAAGGTAATGCTATCTATAGTAGGACTTGTGATAAATGCTATGGTAAAACTGACACTCAATCTTGTAATGCATGTAACGCTGATGGTAGTGTTGATACCGATACTTCTATAAAGGTAACAATTCCAGGTGGAGTACAAAGCGGCAATATACTTCAATTAGCGGGTATGGGACATTTTGTTGGTTCTTTTATGCATATGGATCAACGAACTGATGCTCATGTTCATATTTTAGTTACACCAGAACCAGGGCTTTCTCTATCTGGAGCTACTGTTGTATGTGATTTGCAGTTAAGTTTGATAGATGCCATTAAAGGTTGTAAGAGAACAGTAAAAACTGTTTTAGGTGATAAGGAAGTTGAAATTCCGGCACAATCAAGGAATAAAGATATAGTGGTAATACCAAACATGGGTGTAAACCGTGTTGGAGATCAAAATGTAGTCTTGGATGTTAGATATTCTGAGCAGATTCTAAATATGATAGATAAACTAATGGATGGAGTAGAGTAATGGCATTTTCAACAAATTGTACTAACAAAGGCTGCGGTAAACTTCAAGAGCCATATCTTGATCCTAATGATGATAAGGTATATTGCTCTGCATGTGATAAAGAAATATTGAATTTAACATATTTTGCTAAAGCTCAAATGAAAAGCTCAAAGCAGTATAAACAAAAGACTGCTGTAGCATTTGGTGTTAAGTGTAGTAAATGTGGTAAAGAAGGTAGACCCAAAATCAAAGATGATGAGGTTGTATGTGGCTCTTGTTTGAAAGAACTAGATAATCTTAGTTTACCATTTAAGAATATGTTGAAACAGAAACTCAGAACGGTGGATAAAGATATCTAATGCTTGATAATATAATAGAGAGCTGTCAGTATCTATTAAATAATTATCCAGATGCTCAGGCTTGTCGTGATTATCTTGATTCAAGGTTAAATACCGAAAGTCAATCCTTCTTTCAATTCGGATATTTTCCAAATGAATCTAATATTAAAGTTTTAACTACAATTATTGGTGATGATACATTGAGATCTTTAGAATTAGAATATTCTAAAGATATTGAAGATGCATTATCTCCAAGGAAAATAAACTTTTCATTCTTTGAAAATTATCCAATTGTAATGCCTTTTAAAGATGCTTATGGAAAAATAGTAGCGATTGTTGGCAGAACATTATTATCAGAAGAAGAAAGAAAAGAAAAAAAGATAGCTAAATATAAGAATACAAAATTTACTAAAGGTAACAATTTATTTGGTTTATACGAAAATAAACAACATATTATTGAACAAGACTCAGTTTATATTGTCGAAGGACAGTTTGATGTTATCAAAGCAAATGAGAAGGGATTAAGAAATATTGTAGCTTTAGGTAGCGGAAATATGACTCCCTATCAATTTTCCATCATTAGCAGATACACTAATAACATATTTTTGTTATTAGATAATGATGAGGCTGGTGTAAAAGGCAGAAAAGCCATAATTAAAAAGTATGGTTCACTAGCTAATATTCGTGATTTTTATTTATCTGATGAGTACAAAGATGTTGACGAATTCTTTTCAGCGAATGAGTTAAGTGATCTTACTTTTAAGGTAAAGGGATAATAGTAGTGATAACTATCAATATCAGAATCTATGTATAAAACCTTATAATAGTTATGATATATTTGTACAAAATAAGCAACATTGTTAATGGTAAAATGTATATAGGTCAAACTAATAATCCAAATTTACGATGGTCACAGCATAAATCTAATGCTAAGTATAATAGAGGGAATCAAGTTATAACTAGAGCTATAACTAAATATGGACAAGATAAGTTTACATTTGAAGTAATAGCATTTTGTTTAACAAAAGAAAATGCTGA